AATGGCGGCTTGTTTGACAGGGTTAAACCCATGACTGGAGAGATAGTTAAAGAGGAGCTCTTCTCCGGTACCCATCATGCAAAGGTTTCTTTGTCTGCTGATAGCTCTTTTGAGGAGCTTTTCTCTACTTATCTTGGAGCCTCTTACTGCCGCATGAGCTTTAGAAACTTGTTTGACTCTTTGGGAGGAGGTCATTCTACTCCACTTAATACGTTCAGCTTCAGACTGACTTCTGATATTTACTCCCGCATCGATGAGGTGGCGTCTAATAACTGCCCTGCTCACATTAAAGAATTTTGCGATGCTATTCTCGCTCTCCAGCTTGGTGACGTACATATCGATGATTTTATTGGTATCGAGATATATTGTGTTCCGAAGCTTATGTCTTTTTTCGTTTTGGATCAGATTACTAGCATTTCCCATGATGATTACTCCGGTGATGTTTTTAATTATGAAACAGCGTCTGGCACCTACATATCAGACGACTTCCTCGTAGGCAATTGTCGCTGTTACGCCATTCCCATAGTGAGGTTTTAATGAAGACCAAGAACGCACAAACACTTCCTGAAATTTACTATGGTCTTCACATGGCTCCTGGTGTGGCCGAGTACAGAGAGACTCCTGAGGATTACTATCGTATATTTATTGATGAACCAGTTCTAAAAAAAATGGACAAGACCTTTCGTGGGAAGCCTGTATATGTCGATCACGTAGATCAGGTTGATTTAGAAAACCTTCAAGAAACCGCAGACGGATATGTGGTTGAAAGTTTTTATAATCAGGCCGATGGGAAGCATTGGGCAAAATTTATTGTAGTGAGCGATGAGGCCAAGCAGAGAATCAAAGAAGGATGGCGGCTTTCTAATGCTTATCTCCTCACAGACACAGGTGGGGGAGGCCAGTGGCATTCCGTAGACTACGATAAGACAGTGCTCAACGGTGAATATGAGCACCTGGCCATTGTAGACAGTCCTAGGTATGAGGAATCTATTATCCTTACTCCAGAGGAGTTCAAGGAATACAATGAACAAAAGACAAGTGAACTTTTACAAATAGCAAATTCTAAGAAAACTAATAGAGGAGAAAAAGGAATGCTAAAGTTTTTTAAACGAGAAAGCGTTGAAAACAGCAAGGATCTCGAAAACCACATGGTCGTGCTACCTAAGTCCAAAAGAGAGGTGTCCATTATTACTCTTGTGAATGAGATGGATGAAGTGGCCATGTCCTCAGATGAAGCAAAAGAGGTGGATTTAAAAGACCTTGTAAAGCTCAATGAGGAAGAGATATCTGTAGAGGAGCTTCTTCAAAAGTACAACCAAGTCTGTAAAGAGAATGAAGAGATGAAGGTTGAACTAGAGAATATGAAAAAAAAGAACGAAGAGGAAGAGCCTGAAGAAGACAAAGAAGAGAAAGCTTCTAATAAGGATGGCGGAAAGAATTTTAAAAAGTTAGCAAACGCATCCGAGGATTTTGAAGACTTTGTCAGCGATCAGCCATTAGACCTTGGTTTTGATAAAGCTGCCAGAGGGCAAACACGATACGGTTCAAAATAAATAGAGAAAAAAAGGAGATTATAGAATGAGTCAAAATCCAAACCAGTTTTCGCAAACTCCCGAGGTGGGTGATCTAGATTTGCGGTTCAACCCTAATACACTGTCTTGTCAGGTCGGTCCAGATGTTGTTACGGCATTAGTGCCTGGTCAAGCAGTTAAGATGATAGATTCTAAGGGTGGAGTGCCAAAGGTAGAGGCGGTTGATGATGATACCGACGATATCTTGGGATTTGTTGTAAGAAACTATAAAGCAAGTTCTTATGCTGCCGGAGATGCTATCGAAGTAGCTTCTCAACTCAACTGCATTTACCTTGAGGCTCAAGGGGCTATCAATCGTGGTCAGCAAGTATGCATTCACAGTGCAACAGCGGCTCACGTTAAAGCACCTACATCCGGTGACAAAGTTGTTGGATACGCTTTTGATAAAGCCGCAGACGGTGAGCTTTTGAGAGTAATGCTAAGCACTCCATCATTTACACTTTATTCTTAAAAAAGGGGAATTTTAATAATGAAACCAAGAACTATCTTAAATTCAAAAGGCGAACCCATCGTCCTCAACACGATGGAAAAGCGCGTAGCACAGAATATCCAACGGCAGGTCAATGCTCTTGGATACAAAGTAGATATTACTACTCTGACCACTATTCTTGCTCGTGTAACTGAACAGAAGTTTTTCCAGGTAGCTCCTGCGGACTACCTACCCGTTCGTGTGGGCGAGGGTGCGTGGAGCCAAGAGCTTCTTACCTACCGCTCGTTTGACGTGGGTGATGACTTCTCCACAGGTGTTGTCAACACTGGAGCGCAAAACTCTCGTTTGGCTCAAGTATCTACAGGTGTGGACAGCATATCTGTTAAGGTGAAAAACTGGGCTAAGATGATCGGTTGGACCCTTATGGATTTAGAGCAAGCATCTAAGTCTGGCAATTGGGACCTAGTAACTGCTCTTGCTTCTTCTCGAAAGCGTAACTGGGACTTAGGTATCCAGAAAGTCGCATTCCTAGGACTTAAAGGCGACAGCCAAGTGAAAGGTCTTCTCGATCAGAGTGGAATTGAAACAAATACCACACGGATTACAAAGAAAATTAGCACTATGTCTGAATCAGAGCTTAAGACATTCGTTGCAGGCTTGATTGAGGATTACAGGGACAACGCTGCTCGTACTGCATGGCCCACACACTTTATCATTCCAGAGAGTGATTACTTGGGGCTGGCTTCTCAAGCATCTGCGACCTATCCTATCAAATCAGTTCTTCAGCTCTTGCTTGAAGCGTTTAGAACTATTTGCATGAATGAGTCGTTTCAGATTCTGCCTTTGGCCTATGCGGACACTGCAAACAGTGATGGCGTACTCTCAACTGAGCGTTATACTCTTTTGAATTATGATGAAAAGTCTATCCGTATGGATATTCCAGTGGACTATAACACCACTATTGCTAACAGCACAGACAACTTTAGCTTTCAAAACGTAGGCTATGGTCAGTTTACTGGAGCAATGGCTTATCGTCCTAAAGAGATGATCTACTTTGATCTGACTAGCGGTTAAGACGATTAAGTCAATAAAAGCATTTGTAGATAGAATGGGGGCTTAAAAAAAAAAGTGGCCTCCATTCTTCAAAGATAGGAGCTAGTATTGGCTTATTCAGACCCATCCGTTTCAGACTTTAAAGCTTTCTTTGTTCGTGATTTCCCTTATGGAGCAGACATTAACGAGAACGTGCTAGATGCTGATATCTCTAGGGCTCTCAGTGAATCTAGTACAGCAATCAATCCTGAATGTTTCTCCTCACAAGCTGCGTATACAAACGGTTTTTTGTATCTCTCCGCTCATAATCTAGTTGTAAATCTTAGGAACTCATCACAGGGGCTTTCAAGTAGTTTTTCTTGGCTTCGCACAGGGAAAAGTGTTGGATCGGTCAGTGATTCTTTTCAGATACCTGATCGGATATCACAAAACCCATATCTGTCCTCACTGTCAAAGACTGGATATGGGGTGAAGTATTTAGAGATGCTTATTCCTAAGCTTTCAGGACAGATTTTTACAGCCGAAGGTGGGACCACAGCATGAATAATATGGAAGCAGATACAATCAATCTTGCTCCATTGGAGAAATTTATTGAGGCGTATGCTGATATGGACGGCAATATAGGACGCATAGGAATATTAGGGGATCAGACTGTAAGGGCTGAGGACACAAGTTCTAATGCTGCGATTGGTCTGCTTCATGAGTTCGGTACCGAAAAGCTGCCTCAGAGGTCTTTTTTGCGTATGCCGTTGACTACAAAACTACAAAAAGCACTAGAACAAAGTGGGGCTTTTAATAAAGAGGCTCTACGCAACGTGGTGAAAGAAGGAAGCTTTCAGACCTATGTTAGAAAGATACTTGCAAGCGGTGAGTCTGTGGTCCTAGAGGCATTTGCCACAGGTGGTTTTGGTCAGTGGAAGCCTTCCGATATGAAATACAAAAAGGTGCAACAGACTTTGGTAGAGACGCAACAACTCAGGGATAGTATAACCTCGGAGGTAGTGTCTAAATGATTCAAAACGGCAAGGACACGCTCCTCAATCAAAAGCAAGGCTCAGTGCCTAATATGTCTGATACCCTTGATGGGTGGATGCAGCCTATGTCTTTTGAGCGTCTGACCAAGACGGTTATTAATTTTGTAGTGCAAGAGGTGTCCGAAGTAATTACAACTGAGGGAGTTATCCAGCCTTTTAAAGATGAGATGTTACAGATGAAATCTGAGGGGCAAAGAGACTGGAAGTGGTGGAAGCTTCACACGAAGCCAACAGCCGAGCTTAAGGTGGATGATGTGATCGTTTACTTAGGTGCCCAGTACAGAGTAATGCACAAGAAAGATTTTAAGCTCTACGGTTATTTTGAATACGATATGATTGAGGATTATACGGGGAGTGGTCCTGAGTGATAGTTATTGGAGCGTTTACTAATAAGATCAGGCCAGCGTTTCAGCTACAGCTATCAGCTAGTGGAGGTGTTGCTCCTTATTCCTGGGTGGTGGATTCTGGAGGTGCTGGAGGCAGTATAAGCAGTGGGGGGTTGTATACTGCTCCCAACACTCCGGGTGTGGACGTAATAACGGTTACAGATGCAAACCTAGATTCAGAAAACTTTTCCGTATATGTGCAGCATCCCATACAGCTTTTTGCAGACATAATAAGAACGGAAATGGATCTGGATGCCGATCAGGTTTATCTCTACAATACTAAGCTAACGCTTCCTCCTGATTCGAGGATGTATGTGGCCATTGGGGTGTTTTATCAAAGGGCTTTTGGCAGCTCAAACTCCCTTGATGGATCTGGAGCTGGTCTTGAAGAAGTAAAGTCGGTGAATATGATGGCAGCTCTCAAGGTCAACATTATGTCCAGGAGTACGGACGCTCTTTTCAGGAAAGAGGAGATTGCTTTGGCCCTACAAAGTAACTACTCTCAGAGACAACAGGCAAAGAATGCGTTCAAAGTGGCCGATCTACCAGAGCAGTTTCAAGACTTATCAGAGATTGATGGTTCAGCTATTCCTTATCGTTTTGAAACCACGGTTAAGATACAATATGCAGAAATTAAAAGAAAAGAGATAGAATACTACGACGATTTCTCAGATGTAGAGATCACAACGGAGGCTTAGAAAATGAGTGAATTAGGTATTTCAAACGTAATTAATGTGTCTGTATCAGAGGCCGGACCTGGGGCAGGGGAGTATAACACATCAAACCTTGCTCTATTTACAGACGATGAGGCCGCCGATTCATTTGGCTCAGATGATTATAAAATATATCTAGGACCAGATGAGGTTGGGACCGACTTTGGTACAGATTCTAACACATACAAGATGGCTTTAAAGGTTTTCTCCCAACAGCCAAACATATTGGCAAACCGTGGATACCTTGTAGTGATACCTTTTGAGGACGGATATGATGTTGAGAACCTGGACAATGCTATTACCAGGACAGAGGGCTTGGTCCAGTATTTCGGTATCATGGCCACTGGGATCTTGACAGAGGAAGCAATGCTTGATGCTGCCGATGTGATTCAGACAAAGAATAAGATTGGTTTTTTTGTCGGCAACACATCCACAGATATTGATGAGGGAGGAAAGCTTGATAAGCTTAGATCAGGCACTCTCACTAAATCCAGGGGTTTGTTCTACGGAGGCACGGAGGTAGAGGCACTAGAGATGATGGCAGCTTATGCTGGAAGGGCTCTTTCTACTAACTTTAACGGCTCCAACACCACACAGAACATGCACCTAAAAAGCCTTTCAGGTGTTCAGCCAGACGCCACGATGACTCAGACCTTGTTAACTAAGGCTCAAGATGCTGGAGTTGATGTATACATAAGCATACAGGGAGTTGCTAAGACTTTCTGCTCTGGAGCGAATAAGTTTTTCGACAGAGTTTATAACCTTGAGTGGTTAATAGGAGCTTTGTCTGTTGCTGGGTTTAATGTGTTGGCCACGACTGGGACAAAGATACCTCAGACCGAGCAGGGTATTGGCTCTTTAAAATCTTCCTATCGTTCCGTATGTGAGCAGGCCGTGACTAATCAGTTTCTAGCTCCTGGGACATGGACTTCTCCCACCACATTTGGAGTGCAAGCAGAGTTTCTCTCAAACATAGAGCAGTTTGGTTACTACATTTATTCCACGCCTGTATCTCAGCAGCTTCAATCCGCTAGAGAGGCAAGAGAAGCACCATTGATTCAGATAGCGGTGAAAGAGGCTGGAGCAGTTGACAGCTCAAGTGTAATTATTAACGTGAACGCTTAGAGGAGATAATAAAATGTCTACAATTTCGATGACAGGTTCTGACACTGTCTCAGTCAATAACCGCATTTTTGCTGACCTGGCCGATGGAGATGCCGTTCAACTGACATTTCCTAATGAGATGGCAGTGATTAAAACAGGAAAAGATGGGAATTCTCTGTATGCTCTAAATGAGAGTGGAAGGCAGGCAGAGGTTATCATTAGAGTGATTAGGGGATCGGCTGACGATAAGTTTTTAAATGGGCTGTTAGCAAACCAGAGAGCAAACTTTGCAAGCTTTGTCCTAATGAATGCGGAATTTATAAAGCGCATTGGGGACGGTCAGGGCAATGTTTTGTCTGACACATATGTCCTAAGCGGTGGAGTTTTCTCCAAGCAAGTAGAGGCAAAGTCCAATGTTGAAGGTGACACAGAGCAAAGTGTAGCGATCTACAACTTGCGCTTTTCTAACTCGCCAAGAGCTTTAACTTAATTAAATAAGGGGACGTATGATTGCACATACTTTAAAAAGCGGGAAAAGCCTTGAAATTACTCCGGCTCCTTTTGCAGACGCCAAGGAGATCTATCAGGTTTTAGCTGAGGAGCTTAAAAATGTGGACATGGATGAGGAAAAGGAAATTGATGTTAACTTTTTAAAAGGTGTTTTCCTTTCCTGCCTTGGGAGCAAAAAGTTAGAGGCGGCTGTTTGGAAAGTCCTGCCAAGGTGCAAGTACGATGGGCATAAAATTCTTCCTGATACATTTGAGGATGTAGAGGCTAGGCAGGATTATTTTGAGATATGCTGGTTAGCGAGTAAGGAGAACGTCTACCCTTTTATGAAGACCCTTATGCAAGAGTACTCTCATCTTTTGGGCGTAGTGAAAAAGGTCCTCGCATAAGGGTTGAGGACAAAGATGAGCTAGTGTGGTTTAGGCTTGTAAAGGCAGGTTACGGGTCGTTAAAGGAAGTTAAGGAGATGACAGCCAGGGAAGTTCTTCAGGCATTAAACTACGAGGTTTTCTTAAGCGACTACGAGAGAGCCTATTTTGAACTTAACCGTGGGGTGGATCATTAAAATCGGTGAGCTTTTTGTCAATTTAGGAATCAAGGGAGATGCTAAGTCAGCCAATGCATTGACCAGGGTGAATAAAGGTCTGGGAGAGGTGAAATCGGCTGGACTTGGGGCAAAAGCCGCTGTGGCCGCAGCTATCTTTGGCCTTGAAAGGCTTATGTCCTCCTCTACAGCATCAGGAACGACTCTGTTAAACTTTGCCAGCATTACAGGACTTTCAGCTAAAAGGCTTCAACAGTGGCAATTCGCAGCCATGCAAGCCGGAGTGGATGCTGAGACTTTACAATCCTCGGTTGAATCCGTTCAGAAATCCATGACAAATATGGCTTTAGGAAAAGGTGCTCCAGAGGGGCTTGGTCTAGTATCCGATATGGTCGGTTTTGATATGGAGCGAGCACAGGATACGTTTTACGTATTGGAGCAGCTCCAAAAGTTTGCTGGCAAAGCACGCGCTGATGTGGCCAACACAGTGCTTTCAGGCTTTGGTTTGTCCTCTAATGTGATTGCAGCGATGAGAAGGAATGCTTTTAGAGAGGACGTTTTTCAAAAAGCTCCCACGTACTCCGATGCACAGATAAAAGCATTGAACAAGGCCGATGCAGCATGGAGGGGATTAGGTCTTAAGATAAAAATGGCCATGGGGGAATTCAGTGCTGACGAAGGATTAAAACTTATTCAGAGTATCAGTAAAATTACAAGCGAAGTTTTAAAGATGACAAGAGCCTTCGTTAATCTGGCAGATGAGCTAAAAATATTTGATCGCATAGGACAATCGTTTGAAGGGTGGGGATTAATATTTAAAGGATTAACTGGCTCTTTAGAGGATATAAAAAACGATGGTCTAGGATCTTGGTTAAAGGACACATTAGGAGGAATAAAAGATGCAGCAAAGGGAGCTGTTATAAGTCTCACGGAACCGGACGCATCTATACAGCAAAAGTTAATACCAAGTCCCGTGGGTTCTCAGTCAGTATCCACTACAAATCAAAACACAGTAAACCAGACCCTTAATTTCAATAGTGATACATCTGACCCAGCACAGATAGGTAATGTTGTAAAAAAAGCCGCGAGCGAAGCATATAGGCAAATGTCAACTCAAGGACAGGAGAACTGAATGGCTGTAGATCTTTCTGCTCTTTCGTCTGCAACGACAAGCGCACAAGCATTATCCAACCTCATACTGGTCACTCCCCAGGAGCAAGTAGGCATACAGCCTCAACCTAAAGGCGATGTTGATGGGCAGTCGGTAGAACAGCCAAAGAAGTTTTTGTTCAATTACGAGGGTGAACAACAGATAAATCTCCAGTCAGATATTACCGATCATTTTGTTGAGGACAACACTGCAATCCAGGACCAAATTGCATTAAGGCCGGAAACAGTAACAACCAATGGATTCATAGGTGAGCTTAACAATGTTGTTCCTCCAGAGTTAAAGCCTTTGCGTCTCGCAGCTGATAAGTTAACTCCCTTAACGGCTTATATCCCAGAATTATCAACTACGGCGGAGTTGGTTTATGCCAATGCCTTCCAGCTCTATCAGACAGCAAAAGTCGCCGCCGCTGGAGCTGTTCAAGCATGGAATTCTATATCAGGTGGTGGAGGACAGCCTCAGACCAAACAAGCTCAAGCCTTTCAAGAATTCTATGGATACTGGAAGGATAGAACACTTTTTACAGTTCAAACTCCTTGGGCTGTCTTTAAAGATATGTCCATATTAACTCTAAGGGCATTACAGCCAGATGATTCAAATTCCTATTCAGAGTTTCAGGTCACATTTAAAGCCATCAGGTTTGCCGAGACGTTTTCTGTGTCAGAGGGGAACCTATACGACTACAATCAGTTTCAGGGAAGGGCTTTCAACCAGGGCTCTCCTGAAATAAATAAAGGTGTTCAGACTCCGGTTGAGGCCGAGCCTTTGTCTGGATTCTTGCCAGCTTAGGAGATTGAGATGCTTCGCATTACAAACATCACATTAGATTCTAGGCAACGGCAGACCGTGGCACTGCCGGATGGGACCAGCTTCCGCATGGTGCTTTACTATGTTCCGCTCCAATATGGTTGGTTTTTGCCTGAAATATCCTACCAAGATTTTATAGTTAATGGCTTAAGAGTGGTTAACTCGCCAAACTTACTCCATCAGTTCCGAAATCAAATACCTTTTGGGTTGGCTTGTTTTACAGAGGATAAGCGCGAGCCTATGTTTCAAGAGGACTTTAACTCAGGGTTTGCAAAGCTTTATGTTCTAACAGAGGCAGAAAAGGAAGAGTTTACGGAGTATCTAGCGAATGGATAAGTTTGGCCGTAATTATCGACTGACAGTAGATACGATTGATGGGGGCTCGGTTGTGATTGAGCCTCCGTTTACTGTTCAGTTTGATATACAGCGCAATGTTCTTTCATCTGCCAACGTGATTAACGTCCAGGTGCTCAATCTCTCACAAAGGGTGAGGGACCAAATCCGGAAGGACGAGTACGACTACGGCGTTAATCTGCTTATGAAATTAGAGGCAGGATATGGTCAGGACTTATCCACTGTGGCCACTGGGAACTTAAGGAGATGTTTTACGGTCAGGCAGGGCACTGAAATTGTCACATCCATTGATGCGTTTGACGGTGGGTTTGCTTTCTCAAATGGATTAACGTCTAGGACATATCAATCAGGAACACCTAATAATGTAATTTTAAAGGATCTTGCTGGCACGTTAAGAGAGCAAGGAGTTTCTTTAGGTGCCATAGGTCAGGTAGACGGTGAGATTCCTAGAGGGAACAGTTACACAGGAAATGCTTCAGAGCTATTAAATGAACTCTCGGGCAACAAGTTCTTCATCGACAATCAGCAAGTATTTATTCTTCGTGAGAACGAGGTGCTAGATCTTCCTGTACCAGTTTTAACAGCTAAAAGTGGGCTTTTAGGAACACCAGTCAGGGAAAAGTCTAATCTCATTCTTGAAGTTTTATTTGAGCCTAATATCAGGGTAGCCCAAAAAGTTCAGGTGATAAGCCAAACGGCAGACAATTACAGTGGATTTTATAAGGTAGTTGCTGTTCATCATTCCGGCATAATTAGCGGAGCGGTTTCAGGGAAGGCCACGACAAAGCTTAACTTGTTCTATGGCTCGGAGAGTTTAAGGACTGTGGAGCTCTTATCATGAGTGTTTTGTCAAAGCAGATACCAGACCCATCTCTTGCTGACCTTTTGAACGCGGTCAAAAGACAAGTGCTTCTTCAGCTTAACTGCCATGCTATTGGGCGTGTGGAATCCTTCGATGCCAGTAAACAGACTGTAAAAGCTACAATTGCTTACAAACGTAAATTCTCAAAAAAGTTGGATAATGGAAAGTATCAAACTGAGCTTCAGGACTACCCTATTTTGATTGATTGCCCTGTGGTTGTGGTCGGTGGAGGTAGTGGTAGCCTAACCTTTCCTATCAGTCAAGGGGATGAGTGTGTTTTGCTGTTTAACGACCGATCCATTGATGATTGGTTTTCGAGTGGCCAGGTCGGTGAGGTCCAATCCTTAAGATTGCATTCCATGGCCGACGGTATTGCACTGGTTGGGGTAAGATCCATTCCCAACGTGCTTGAAGAGTATGACACCGAGAAAACGGTATTGCAGCATGGGGACACTAAGATAAAGCTTGGGGAAAAAATTTCCGTGGAGAATTCAAGCCAGAATCTTAACTCACTGCTTCAAGATTTAATAACAGAGATCAAGGCCATAACGGTAACGAGTGCATCTCCTGGCAGTCCTAGCGGTGTGCCTCTTAATGCCTCGGCTTTGACTGCTATCGCAACTCAGATTGAGGAGCTTTTAGAATGATTGTGCGATCAATAGACGGAAACAATGATTGGTTGTTTGGAAAAGGTAAGAATGATTACAAAAAGGATCGGTCAGCCATAGCGCAGAACATAAAGACCAGGCTGCAAAGTTTTCTGGGGGACTGCTTTTTTGCTCTAAGTGATGGCATAGATTGGTTTAATCTTTTGGGATCTAAGAATGTTTTGGAGTTAAGACTGGCCATATCCTCTGTTATTCTGAATACTCAAGGGGTAACAGAGATAGTTTCAGTCAATGTTATAGAGAATAATTCATCTCGTACTCTGAGTGTCCAATATGAGGTTAATACAGTCTTAGGCAGGGTTCAGGACGCGTTAACAGAAGAGGGGTTGTTGGATGCCTAATATTATAGATAGCAACGGCCTTCAAACAAAAACCAGGTCCGAGCTCGTCACTGAGATATCAAATGATCTGAAGCTGATATATGGGAACGACATCAATCTGGACCCAGATACTCCCGATGGCCAATTCATTAACATATTCATACAGTCCATACTCGATGGATATGATCTTTTAACTCAAGTTTACAATCAGTTCGACCCAGACCTGGCCTTTGGAAGGGTTTTAGATCAACGTGTTGCTATAAACGGAATACAGAGGCAGGCAGGAACAAGGACTGTAACAAATATTACAGTTGTTACGTCTCAGGCCGTAAATCTTTACGGTGTGGACCAGACGGTAGAGCCAGTCTTTACGGTATCAGACGACCAGGGAAACGAGTGGCAGCTTATAGAAACACAGAATGTTGCCGGAGCTGGGACCTATGTTTATTCTTTTCAAAGCGCCGTCCCAGGTGAGGTGCTGACTACGCCTAACACTATTACCAATGCGGTCACTGTGGTATTAGGCATCACTTCTGTTAATAACCCGACCACATACACAACCCTAGGCATCGATGAGGAAACAGACCAAGACTTAAGACTTAGGAGGCAGCGTTCAGTCAGCCTTGCTTCCCAGGGGTATCTTGAAGGACTAATCGCAGCACTTGAGAACATCACTGGACTGACCGATGTTTTTGTTTATGAAAACCGCACAGGCACGGTGGATGCTGATGGCATACCTAGTCATTCCATATGGGTGATTGTGGGCGGCACGGCCTCAGACGAAGATATTGCCACTGCGATATATCGCAAAAGAAATGCCGGATGCGGAATGAAAGGCAGTGAGAATTATACGATCACTCAGGTAGACGGAAGTAAATTCGTAGTCAAATGGGATGAGGTCGAGACTGAGGACCTATATATAGCCTTTGATGCTGAATCCTTAGACGGTGTGAATGCTCCGAATACGACAAAGATACTTGATGATCTTCCAGGGCTTTTGCCTTTGGGTGTAAACGAGCAGATTGATGTTAACGAGATAGCAACCCTTGTCCAAGGGATTGATGATAATACCTTAGTCTTAAACTGCAAGGTCAGCGACTCCCCAATCACTGTGTACAACCCTGGGGATGATTTCTTAAGTCCTAGTGCTAAAAACAAGAAGTTCTCAGTCGTTGCGGCCAACATCGACATAACGGTGGTATAAGTTAGTGACCAATCAAGAGCTTATTGATTATTACAAAGACCTGCTCATCCTCCAGTACAGGGGTAAGACAAGAGCTCGCGGTCAAATAGATGCTTTTGTAAAGCAGGTTGTAGCAGATCAGCTTACCTTCGCAGTTCAACTGGCATTTAATATAGATACGGCAGAGGGCCAGCAACTCGACATAATAGGAAAGTACGCAGGTGTTCAAAGAGTCAATCGATTTATAACCTTGAATGACTCAGATTTTAGAACATTTATTAAACTACAAATTGTAAAGAACAGTAACGGATCTTCTTTATACGATATCCAGTTATTGATAAACGAGTTTTTTGCTGACCAGGTATTTGTATTTGATTACCAGACCATGCGAATGTCCTACCTAATAGATGAGGACCAGTGGAGTTCAAGCCTAGAACAGCTATCACAAGAGCTAGATATATTTCCTTTTCCTATGGCTGTAGAGCGTGGGGCGACAATATATGCTCCAGCATTAGCTCTGAAAAAGTTCTTCGGTTTTAGAACTTACTTATATGATACCGAAAACAATTCACTTTTTAACACTTATGATGATTATCAGTTTGGTTGGCCGTGGCTGACATACGAATATGCAACATACGATACCAGTACGGACTACTTTTTAGAAAAAGAAGACGGTGGTAAATTACTACAGGAGAGTGGTTATGAAATTATTCTTTAATAGCTTAGTTTTTGTTTTACTAGGTGTGATTGCGTTAGCTCAGGATGCAAAGATATCGGACCTCCCTTTATTGCCACAGACAAGCTACTCGGATGATGATCTACTTGTGGTTGTCGATACGGATGATTCTAAGACTAAGAAGACCACATTAGAGGAGTTCGATAAAAGGTACTACAATATTGGTAATGACATATTTAAGTTAGGTGACGGGACGGCAGGTGCTCCGGCCTTTAGCTTTACGGATGAACCAGACCTAGGTTTATATCGTTCAGGAAGTGGCGAGCTATCTCTTTCTATGTCAGGCAATAAAGCTGCTGGGTTTACAGAGAGTACGTCTGGGTTTGCAAACTTTGGTATAGGTCTTTACAATACCAGTGATAGCACTCCGTTTTATTTGTATAGGAGCACCACTAGCACTGTGGCAATACAGATAGAGAATCCCTCTGGGACCGGAGGAGCTGGTTCTGGACTCACGGCGAAGGCATCTGGCAGCAACACTTCAAACTTCCTCGCCTATCCTACGGCGATGACAATACCAGCGTTAAAAGATAGAGCTGCTGTAAGAAATTTTGTCGGAGACGGCGTAAGCCTTATCGCTAATGACACTGGTGGTGATATTCGTTTTTACAATGAAGGTCAGGCCGATACAGATGAGTCACTGCGTATGCCTGCCGATCACAGTTTACAATTCATGCAAGAGATCTCCACTCCGGCAACTCCTGCCACAGGGACTAATAAGTTATATTTTAAGTCAGACGCGAAGATCTACCGATTAGATGATGCAGGCGCGGAAAAACAGGTTGGAAGTGATATCAATAAATTCCAGACAAAGATATTACCGAGTAATGTGACTACAGATACCACAGCTATAACATTTTCTAACCTAGTAGTAGGTAAGATATATGAAGTTTCAGGTCAGGCCACACTTAATATAAAAGACGGTGACTCTGGGGATGGAGCTATGTTGGTTAACATTAAAAATGGGGCGACCATCGTTGGTAGATTTAATTTTGTAACTACAGGTTCGACAGAATTAATAGCAATTTTCGGTGTGGATACAATATTCGAGGCTACATCAACAACGGCGACATTAGAGACTTTAGGTCTGGCATCGGGAGCTTTTCTTGCTGGAGATGGAACTAGAGGAAAAACGTACATGACGTTGACAGAAAGAAATGATCTTGTAGAAACCACGGATTTTAACTGATTAATTGGGGTCTTAAATGAATTTAACCAGGTACATTCAAAAAATATTTGCTAGCACCTCTGCTGCCGATCAGATAAAAAAATTTGGCTCTCTTGCTGCCGGAGCACCTGCCAATGCTACGACTCCCGCTGAAGTGCAAGAGCTTTCAAACTACCTAGGAGGATGGCCAGCGGCTGTACTACTTAATAACTCCCCTGCGCTTGAGGATATGAATGCTCTTCAGTATTTATTTTCTTATCAGCTTGCATACCTTATGCAAAAAGGCATTGCAGAATGGGAGACAGGGACCACCTACTACACAGGGGATATCGTCAGGGATTCATCTGGAAGGATTTTTATCTCTCTGGCTGATTCTAACCAGGGCAATGCAGTCACGGACCAGACAAAATGGAAGCGTTATAATCCCAATGAATACTATTCTGGTTATACTTATTCAGAAGGAGACATTGTAGATTATAATGGCGAGCGATGGATATCTAAGCAAGGATCAAATCAAGGGAATACTCCTCAAGAGGGAGCATATTGGGGTGTTTTTGGGCGGACAGTTATTGTTCCACAAACATCATCTATTCAAACCCCTTCTACTCTTGGAGCATACTTAAATTTAACTGGAAATAGCATATCGTTAGATCCAGGAACTTACAAAGTACATTCTAGTATATCAGTGAACTTTACTGGCTCATCTACTTCTATCAGTATCATAACCTTTGATTTATACGGTGCCAATGGTGGTAATAGCCCAGTTATTCCAGCCGCAGTAGACTCTTTATCAGGTGTAACATTTGAGGTCCCCAAATTATCTACACCAGCACTTTTCCGTGAGGATCAAGTTGATAGTAATAGTCTTAATATCTTTGCAAGTGCTGCGCCGACACAAGTAATAACACTAACCCAAACGCAAACGATTTATGCTGTTCCTTATATTTCAGGAGGTGGGGTGACTGCCAGCGTTAGAATTGGCGTTAGGTTGTGGGCGGAAAAGATATATATTTAGGGAGGAGGTCAAGTGAAACAAGACAAACTATACACTCTGCGCTGGCTTTCAAAAGAGGTTCAGAAGTCTGAGTCAATCGAGCGTTCAAAAGAACTAGGAAAAGAGATTGAAGCCATGCTGACAGAAACAATCAACGGCAAAAGAGAAACACCACTCCCTGGTGAAACCATGAGACCAAAGCTTGCACTTATTGTCGGACACACTGAGAAAGCCCCAGGGGCGTCAATGGCCACTGGCGGGAGCGAGTACGACTATAATAAGCGCATAGCTAATCTTTGCGCCGAGTATGTGAAGGAAAACAATCTCAACCTTGACCTTAAGATTGTTTATAGGGACCAAATAGGCTTGAGGGGTGCTTATGATAGAGTGGCAAGCCTCAATGTAGACGCTTGCATTGAGCTTCATTTCAATGCTTTTAACAAGCAAGTCACCGGCACTGAGACACTTTGCAGTCCAAAGCCAATGGATAAAGAATTTGCTGCAATACTTCATGAAAAGATTTGCCGTGTATTTCATCGAGATAATGATTCAAGGGGTGTTAAGATAATCCCCAGGGGAGCAAACGGTGGTTTTGCGGTTTACTCTTTGGGGGATATTCCAAACTGTTTGGTTGAGCCGTTTTTTGGGGACGTTTTAGAGGAAGCCAACATGGCTCTTGCAAAGGAAAAAGAGTATGCCGAAAGCCTCGTGCTAGGGACAGCACAATTCTTTGATGAAATCGGGGTGACAAAATGGGGGATCGAAAAGACATGATAGACATTGATCCAAACGGAAACATGAATTCAACACTGAGAATACTTGCCTACTTTGTATTTGGTGCGATGGGTTTTCTTGCAGTGCTAAGTGTTCAAAGCATGACAGAAAGCCTTAAGGAAATGAACCAATCGCTTCATAACCTTAATGCAAAAATGAGTGTCGTTGTGACCACACAAGATTCTCACCGCCTACAACTCATAGACCATGAAAAAAGACTTAGAATTCAAGAGAAAAAATAAACAAAAAAACAATAACCCAAAGAAGGGGGAAATAATGAGAATGGAAAATGAGAAAACTTTTGAAACAGGAATGGACGAGCAGGCAAAGCAAGGTGCTATGCAAAATCTTTCTGAAAAAGTGGACACGCATGATAAGCGAAACGACCGTAGTGCTGACTACTACGAGACTTTGCGTCTTGAGCGTTTGCTTCATGCTAGAAAGATGGAAAGCCTTGAGCTAAGAGAGCGTGAGCTTGCACAAGCTGAGCGTCAACAGGCATTGAAAGCAGAGCAAGACAGAGATGTTGTGAGGCATATGTCAAACTTGAAAGCTCTTAACCACCAAGGAAAAGCCTATGAGGAGCTTATCGAAAAGGATGCTGAGGAAGCAAAAGCAATCAGTGAAATTCTAAGCGGTGTTCAGATTGAAGCTATCAAGTCGGCTGTGGCTGTAGCAGTTGCTGAAGTTTTACGAAGTCAAAAAGCTTAAAAGTAAGGGGAGTTAAAAGATGTATGATACAAAAGTTTTACTGGATATGCTTAAAGAAAAAGGCCTTGATGTTGCCGAGGACGCTGCCACTGTAGTCGTTGATGTTGTGTTTGACTGGGTTTCAAAGAGTGCAGTTGAGACCGAATCAAAGATTGACGATGTGATTGCGGGGCTTTTGCCAGCAATCAAGCCCTACGTTATGGAGCAAGTCGATAGAATTGACGGCCAGGTAGGGTAAATATTTTGACTATAAGTCTGAAGCAAACTAAGATGGACCCCATTCTATCCTTAGTGTTTTTGTGATGACTTAAACCCCTGTTGGCGGCTAGCTTTCAGGGGTTTTTTTGTTCATGAGGGGGAGATATGTTTAAAAAACTAGGATATTTCATACTCGACTGGTTTATCTTAAAGTTTGCGATGTATCTCAAGCGTTGGATTGAGAAGCAGGCCAGGGATAAGAAGTCAGAGAAGAAACACAGAGAGAATGCTGAAGTATTGAAGAAAGCTAAAACCGAGGAGGAAAAGCGTGAGGCACTTGATCGTCTTGTTGATGATTTTGATTAGTTTGGGTTGTGCGAATGTCCCGCCACCGCCCAACGTAAATCTTTGCGTAGTGAACTATGAGGCTAGGAGGCTTCACTGCAAAGAGGTGAACACCAAGAAGGAAAGGGATGTATTCTTACACAATGCTGATAACTTCGTGGCTGTAAGTCCCGACGACTGGGCAAGCCTTCAGATTTATCTGAGGGAGCTTAAAGACCTAGCGCAAGTGCGGTGTGAGTGAATGTTCCACGTGGAACAATCTTATCTGCCCCAGTAATCTTGGGTAATGAGCCAAATGAATAAAACAAAGATGGTGAAAAGCACAGTCTCAATCATTGTCTGCCAACCCACAGTCCTCTTCGCCGTTATACGCTGAGGGCCTTAGATGCTTATTAGTATCTATTGCTCCTTGCAGTGTGGTTTTAAAGTCTCCCATATTCCGAGCCAGAGCAAGCGTGTCTTTAACGAAGCATTTACCAGCCCAACCTATCTTTCCATCGGGGCCTGGAATAGTGACTGGAGTCAGGTTGCCGAACAAAGAGGCTAATAAAATGCTTTGGTTGAATTGGTCTATGTTTAAATTTGTACTAGCAAGTAATTCGCTCAAGAATGATATTTTAACAGGAAGTATTGAGTTGTGTATCAGCTTTATTGTCTCGGCCTCTTCACTGCTAAGGCTATACACAGGGATTGATTTAAATATATCTTTGTAAAGGTCTGCTACATCATTCATAGCCGATTGATTGTCAGACCCTAAGATCACAGCCTGTTGATTCTTAAAATCATCAACTGCACTCCGCTCAGTCAAAAACTCAGGATTATAAACAATCTTAAGGCTAGGGAAACCTTTTGATAGCTTTCTAGTGCTGCCTATCATCATTGTTGATTTAATGATTACCACGCCTTTGTATTTATTCTGCTCTAACATGAAAAGTGCGGTGTGTACCTCGTTTATCCATGCTCCTGTGAGCCTGTGGAATGGAGTGGGAACACATACAAATACAAAATCTGAATCATAAAGCTTTTCTGGATCTACGCACTTCCACGCGTCAATATCAAAAACCGATACTTCGTTAAAATCCTTTATCGTCTGATAAACGGCATTCCCAACGGCCCCTATGCCTATAATCCCTATTCTTCCCATGTTTGAACTCCTTGAAAGTTTTATCCACTGGTCTGTCGTAGCTCACGTCAATCATCTCAACATCGATCTTTTCTTTCCTACTTCTTAGCTTTTCTATGCTCTTAACAAGGGCTTCACCAAAGCACTGCACTTGCTCATCCCTTGTCATGTCATCGAAGCTTGTGAGTTTGCCTTTAATCATTGATTTGATTGTCATGCTTCTCACGCTTATTTTTTAGCTCATAGCCTTCGCTCAAGCCCTGGGCAAACCCATGAAGCCAATGGAAGTCAGACATGATTGAGGCCAAAGTATTTTCAGGATCTTTTTTTATGCTTTCAAGCAAATCAGAAAAAGGGATTACTTCTGTCGCCCCTGGTGTTCTTACTTGCTTATCTTTCATAAGAACCTGCTCTTTCTGTTCTCAATCTTTTTACACACACCACAATAATCGGTGAGCAATGATCTCCTCACATGGACCTTCTCGCACCTAGGGCACTTGGTCTTTCGGCACTCTTTGCAAAGGCCTAATCTGTTTAGCAGTATTGTTTTCCCACATCCTGAGCAATCTTGCCTGTCAGCCATGAGCAGTCCATTCTTTCATTATACCCCCCATGCATAGATCTAAGACTTCAAGATCATAATAATCAAGCCCACCACCGCGATCAGCAGGATAGGTCTTTCAAAAATAACTTCAATCATTCATTCCCACAGAAAAACCGACTAAACTCATCGCTTCCAAATCTGCCTTGTGTTAACTCGATAACTTCTTTCACAGTTAGCTCGTCAGGCGCATCTATTGACTCCGTGAAATGCTTCACTCCAGAAGCGCACGCACCTGTAATTTTACGATAGGCTTGAATCATTTGGGCTTGAGACTTCTTAGTCTCTAAAGTCCATGTGTCATATTCACTCGTATCTCGATCACTGATTTTATATTTTAAATCATCAATGGCTTTCTTAAGGGTGTCTCCATGAGAGAAAGTCCAATCACGCTTTACACAGTAACTTATCTCTTTTTTTCCAATGATTCTTATCTTAAATACTTCTAGGTCATCCAGCTTCTTAGATGAAATAAGCTTTGCAAATATGCCGTCTGCTAGAACGTAGCCTTTTCCCAGCTTTTTAAGGAATATCCTAAGGAATATCCTATTGATAGATTGTTCGCTGTTTTCACTCGGCGCTCCATCCAGAGAAGTGAGGTTGTTGTTGTGGCAAAAAAAATTACCCCCCACTTCATTAGGGGCACCTTTAAGAGAAGTGAGGCTGTTGTTGGAGCAATAAAAATCACCCCCCACTTCACTCGGAGCCCCTTCAAGTGAAGTCAGCTTGTTGCTGTAGCAATAAAAATCACCCCCCACTTCATTAGGTGCTCCTTTAAGAGAAGTGAGGC